AGCGGGAGCGGGTGCCAAGGCAGTTGCCCTTGCCGAAAGTGTCGATGCTGTCACGGATAACCCCTATGTTCAAGCGGGGATTGGAGCCGTCGAAGGTGCCGCCTTGGGTGGTGCGGCTGGTGGCCCTCTTGGTGCTGTTGCTGGCGGACTCGTTGGTGGGACTATCGGATTCCTCATGGCAGATGGCGAACGAATTATTCCTTGTGATATGATTGCTATTCCTGCATACCAGTATTCATCAATGCTTGCTGGTCGTGAACCTACATTTCAGATGCTAATTAAAGAGGGCGAAGTAGTCAAACCTATCCTTCCTACTGACTTCATGGAATCAGTAGCGGTAGTAGACACGATCTCTCAAGCTCCTAAGAAAAGAAAACTCTCAAAATGGCAAAGGTACATGAAAAAAGAATCTAACAAAATCCGCTTTAAGTCAGGTAAAAAGAAAGGTCAACTCAATCTTAAAGCAATGGGTGTTCAATATCGCAAAGGGGGTAAAAAGTAATGCCAATGCACACAGTAAGGGAAATACTAACCGGAACGGCAATTCCTAACGCTGAAGGTACACAATCATTGGCGTTAGTTCAGAAACGGATCAACATGCCTCAAGGGAAAAGATTCAGAATTAAATCGGTAGAATGTTTTGATGATAATGGTACAGTCATTACTAACCCTCCTCGACAATTAAATACAGGGCCTGTCGCTCGTTTGATTTATGTTACGCCTTACCCGATTATTCCAACAAAGGAAGCGTTTGGGCCAACCTCTGATATTGCGGCGTTAACCTCAATTCCGATGGGTGGAATGGGACCGTATGCTGGTGACAATTCAGTGTTATACAAGCGAATTGATATTAACAAAAATGATTCTGATGATGAAAATTGGAATACTGGTCAACTTTTAACTACCGAATTTCCTAACCCTCAAAGTGCACAAAATAACGATTATGCTTGGTACACACCGCATGTTTACTTGACTTGCATGGTATGGACACAACAAGGATGGGAACAGGATATCAAATTGTCATTTAATCTTAAGTTAGAAGTAACCGCAGTGGACTCTGTTCAAACCGCTATGGGCCAATACAAAGAGATGCTAGAAGCACAATGCAGGGTCATGAGCGATACGCTAAACTCGATTCTTCTTCCATCGTCAGCTGCCGGACGCTCTTTCCCTATGTGGAAGTTCGGCGGTGTGCGACCTGAAATCATGGTTACATCTGCAAATGCCCTGAGATACTTCAATCGATTGGCAAGTGCGGCTTACCAAGGCATGGATAACATCACTGGTTTTAGAACTCGGTACAAAGAATCGACAACCATGGTCAATTTCGATGATGCGTTTGGAGATACCGGAACAAATATCCCTGATTGGATTAGTGTAATGAGTGCATCAGGCGTTACAAGTGGAATCATTCGACCATATCCGCCACCGGTCAAGTTCTCAGGAAACGGTAACACGGTTATGTATGATGCAAACGGATTACCTGCCACAATTGTTACTTGATTGGTTTAGGTATCTTAGTAGGGTGCGATGACCATCCACACATATTGCACTTCTTTGATACAGAAGTTACTGGACAATTGGGATGGAACTGCGGAAACCATTGTATCTTTTTTTCGTAATCACACCAATAGATCGTAACACAAACAAAACCACATTCAAAACATTTCATTCTAATACCACCAATAGACTAGGAAATGCAGCTCCGGTATTTGTGCCGTACTTTAATCTTCTATTGACCATTAACATTTTAGCACCTGCCTCGTGAAGAAGTCTATACCATTCTGTCGATGAATCATGTTTCAATAACATTACAACAGTACATCCACTTTCATATTCAAGTATTGCTTTCTTTACCCAAGGCAGTGGATTAGAATACGGAGGATTACAAAACACACCAATATCGCCAGTCATGTGACACATGTGTTGCCAATCTAATTCAAGACCGTCGGGGTATTCCCCTTCATCTTCTTGCCAATCGATAGGACAAGGGTCCATCCAATGAGTAAAGGGAAAACAAGATTGAATCCAAGAATCAGTTTCGTATTTGTCAGAGCTTAGATGAGTTCGTGGATAATCTTTCTTCATTCTAACATCAACTCACGGATTAGCATAAGAAGGGATTGCGCCATAGGGTTGTTTTCTGCACGATGGTGTAGCATTCCCCATAATTGATGTGTTGGAATATCTGATGCTGCGAATGCATCCTTTCCATCAAGTTTATTTCTAATTGCACTCTGAATAAAACTAGATCTCTTGTTTAATTTAGACAATGCTTCTAACTCTCCAACCATTTTGATAGGTAGAAGGACATTAATTTTCGTTTTTCGGCTCATAGGGTTGTCTCCTTTCAGATTGGGGTACACCCACCCCTATAAGAAACCTTGGAGAAAAGGCCCACTGCGGGGTAGAATTGGCCTTTGCGTCAGCCCACCTGTTCAAGATAAGGAATTGCATTAGTTTATAGTCTTCATTGTGGGACATCCCATCATGGCAAAAAATGCTGGAGACATAATCTTAAGAGATCGCATGGAGTTTGACCTCGATGCAGATGGAAACCGTACGACTGTATATGGACGAATAGATTTGTCTTCTTACATTTCTGTTAGTCAGAAAAGAGGACTCGCTGTAAAGCAAATCTTTTTCCAAGTTCGTGAACAAAATTCAGTAAAACTAGCCAATACTGGTATTTGGGACTGGATGGTCGCAGATGAATTAGCCGACCCTAACGGTCACAACGCTGGTTTGAAGGTCTATGCTACATCAAGAGCTTACGAAAATGCTGCCGATGTTGGAATTGCATCTCCTGATGTTCTTTGTCTTAGAGAATTTATCTCTCAAACATCGCCTACAGATGATGGCGCAGGTGGTTCTACCGCTTCAGTAGGTACTTCTTACGCTTACACAGACCGTTATTATGGCCCTCTAGATTTGCACCCTGAAGGCTATACTCTTGTATCGGATTTACTAATCGGTGTGGCCGCTGACAAATGGTTGGCAAATACTGACAGTACCCTTGAAATTGACATTCTAATCATCGCAGAAGAAGTCAAGGTTACACAAGACCGAATGAACGACATGCTTAGTCAGGCTCAAGACCTCTGATGGGGGTCTTTAGTTGGTTAAAGGTAAAATTGTTGGGAAAGGTGCTTCCAAAGCAAGCGCAGGACTCAAGAAAGCGGGAGCGGGTGCCAAGGCAGTTGCCCTTGCCGAAAGTGTCGATGCTGTCACGGATAACCCCTATGTTCAAGCGGGGATTGGAGCCGTCGAAGGTGCCGCCTTGGGTGGTGCGGCTGGTGG